TATAATTCTCATTGTGGAACTTATGATAGATGTGGTGATTGGATTGAAATTATTTCACAATCAATCTATCTAAAAGATTGTGTAGTATGATTCGGCGGACGACCATTTCCGGCTGTCCGCCGTGAATTTTTTGAAATGTCCGAGCGTTGTAACATTTCACCCCGATTTTCAATGAAATTTTTTGGCCGCTGTAACATTTCGCGGACATTTGGGTTTTACAATACCCTTATCAACAAAAGTGAGGAGGCGACGCAATGGAACTGACCCCGACATTGATTTTGAATCTGGCGCTGCTGATCGTCCCGCCCGTTGCCCTTGTGCTGGTGTTCCGGCAATGGCTGGCCCGGCACATCCGCTGGACGGTTGCCTTGACTGCTCTCTGTGATGTTCTCCTATTTTGGGATGAACTGTTCTACTATGAGAGCTTCGGCCTGTTCGCTGTGCTGATTCTGGTACAGTTGGCGGCCACCGGCGCAGCAGCGTTCCGCATTTACAACAAACAAAGAAAGGATTGAATTTTATGAGCATTTTACAGACTATCGACCTGAAAAAGTATTACGGCACAGAGCCGAACATCACCCGCGCCCTTGACGGCGTGAACTTCTCCGTAAATGACGGTGAGTTTGTGGCCGTTGTGGGAACCTCCGGCAGCGGCAAGTCCACCCTGCTTCATATGATGGGCGGGCTGGACACTCCTACTTCCGGCAATGTGATTGTCCGGGACAAAGAGCTGTCGAAAATGAACGACGAACAGCTCACCATCTTCCGCCGCCGCAACATCGGCTTTATCTTCCAGAACTATAACCTTGTTCCCATCCTGAATGTGTATGAGAACATCGTCCTGCCGGTGGAGCTGGACGGGGACACGGTGGATCAGAAGTTTTTGGACGAGATCGTTCACCTGCTGGGGCTGGAAGATAAACTGAAAAATATGCCGAACAATCTTTCCGGCGGACAGCAGCAGCGTGTGGCTATCGCCCGCGCCTTGATTACCAAACCGGCTATCGTGCTGGCCGACGAGCCGACCGGCAACCTTGACAGCAAGACCAGCGCCGAGGTGCTGGGGCTTATCAAGCGCACCAGTGCGGAGTTCCGGCAAACTGTTGTGATGATTACCCACAATGACGACATAGCCCGCCTTGCAGATCGGATTGTCCGCATTGAGGACGGAAAGATTGTGGAGTAAGGAGGTGGCAGGCTATGACATGGCCTTTTGAAAATGATACCAGCGGCATAGTAAAGCGCATATCAAACCGCAGTATATCGGCAAATCGAAAAAGAAATATCTTTATTATTTTGACGATTGCACTTGCCAGCGCATTGCTATCTGCTATTGTCCTCTATGGCTTTGGGGTTATGCAGGAAACGCAGAACCGCAACCAAAAAACAGCGCAGATTATGTATCATGCGATTTCTGAACAACAGGGACAGGAACTATACAAGCAAGAAGAAATTGCGTGGGTTGGGGAATTTTTTAACGCATTTTCTGAACAGGTAAACCATTCAACCGTGAATTTTACTTATGCAAATGCAGATATGCTAAAATCCCAAAGCATGCCCTATTCGGGAGATTTACCAGCTTCGGAGAATGAAATTGTAGTGCAAGAATCCTTTTTGGATAGTTTGGGCTATTCAAATGAATTGGGACAGACAATTCAAATCCCCTTTTCTGACGGCACTACCCATGATTTCAAATTGACGGGAATCTTAGATGTGAAAACCGGCGATATTGGGCGCTATACAGCCATTATATCGAAAGAATTAGTAAGACAGCAGTATGGCGACGAGGGCATGATTGATTATTACATTGGGCTGAAAGGCGCTCAAAATATGAGCGAGGAAGAAGCCACCAACTATGCAAACACTCTGGCGCAGCAATTAAAAATTTCCGATGATAATGTGATTGTCCGTTCCACATATTTTAACTTAAAGGACGAAAATCACGGAAGCGATATGCTGTTCTATTTCTTGATTGGTTTTGTAACTTTCATTGGTTCCGGCATTGTGATCTATTCGATTTTTTATATTTCAGTAGCAAGCAGTATCCGTAACTATGGACAGCTTCGCACAATCGGAACTACAAAACGACAGATCAAAAAGATGGTTTACCGCGAGGGGAAATTACTTGCTGCCATTGCTATCCCGATTGGTCTGGTTATTGGAAATGTGATTGGGTACTTCCTGATTCCTGCCGGTTGGTACTGGCTGACTACTTTATGTGTGACGGTCGGGGTTGGCCTTTTTGCATTTATTATTGTGATGATTGCCATTCATACTCCTGTAAAAAGAGCTGCGGCAGTATCTCCGCTGGAAGCATTGCGATATTCCGATTATCAGGGAAAAATGAAAGAAAGTTCCGTGCTGCACCGTAAAATAACGCCTGCTTCACTTGCTAAAATGAATCTGTCCAGACAAAAGGCAAAGTCCACTTTAACAATACTTTCTCTTTCACTCGGCGGAGTATTGGTTGTATTGATTTCGACAATGTTAGTTTCCTATGATGGCGTTGCAGAGGCAAGAGGCAGGGCTTTCCCTGTCGGTGAATTTAACATTCAGCTCAACGCAAATCAATCGTGGGACACTGCTGGTATTTCTTTGTCTGGATTGCAGCAAAAGAATTTTCTAAATGCCGATTTTATAAATGCAGTAGAATCTATTGATGGCGTTACAGGAATCAAGCACTGGTATTACACGGACGCAGAATATCGTGTAAATGGTAATTCTGGAAAATGGATTCAGGGCTTTTGCCGAGATGAACAGCAGAATTTGGAGAAAGAGCGAATTGCGGGAACGACTGATTATGATGAACTGGTGGCAGGCAATGGAATTGTCTTGCTTCAAGAGCGTGCCGATCTCTATGATATTGAGGCTGCGTTGGGTGATACCGTCGAAGTGGACTATAAAACCGAATCCGGCCAAATTCGCACAAAGGCCTATACCGTCATGGGCATTGTAAACGAATATTCTTACTCCGGCTTCTCAAAATGCTTTGCGCTTCCGGAGCAGTTTATGAATGAAGCGACCGGGATAGATTGCACAGGTACGATTTCCGTAATTACCGATATGAAAAAATATGATACGGTTGAAGCTGCATTAAATCAACTGATAGACGGAAATAGCGATTTGGTTATGGAAACCATAAAAGAAAGTATCACTTATTATAGCGGACTTCAACAACTTTCTTTCGGGGTATTGTTGATCGTGGCTGTTATTGTTGTGTGCTTTTCTTTAATCAACCTTGTCAATACGACAATCACAAACTTCTTATCCCGTAGGCAGGAAATTGGAATGTTACAGGCGATTGGTTTGAGTAAAAAGCAGCTTATCAAAATGCTGTGCTATGAGGGGTTAATGTATTCAGTTTTTGCTACGCTGGTAACATTGGTTTTGGGGACTGGACTGGGCTTCCTATCCGTACAGGTCGTTGTGAAAACGATGAATCCATACTTTTACTATTCATTTCCGTGGCTGATCGTATTGATATATTTAGCAATCCTGCTGATTGTGCAATTCACCTTGATTTCTTACACAACTGGAAATCTGAAAAAGCAATCTCTTGTTGAGCAAATCAGGACGATGGAATAGCCGTATGGGATCGGCGGGGCGGCGTGTGCTGCCCCGCTTTTTTCGCCATTTCTCAAAGAAATTTTTGAAATGTCCGAGCGTTGTAACAATTCAGCCTGTTTTTCTGTCGAAATCAAAGGCACCTCGGACATTTGTGTAACATTTGTAGTTTATGCTTGTGGTAAATCAATATTGGGGGTGAGGACACATGAAAAAGATACTGCTGATCGACGACAGCGACACCTATACATGGTGCCTGCAAAAATACTTACAGCACCGGGGCTACCCGGTAAAAACGGCTTGTACGCTGAAAGAAGCGCGGACCGCCATCCAAGAGGAAATGCCGCTGGTGGTCTGCTGTGATCTCGACCTGCCGGACGGTTCCGGCATGGACTTTCTGGACGAGGTGCGGGCCGCAGACAAGGAGCTGCCTTTTATTCTGGCGTCCTGTCATGACAAGGACGACTACGAACAGGAAGCTATGCGCCGGGGCGCGACGCTGTGCATGGACAAAATGAAAGGACTGCTACTACAAGATAAGCTGGTGGAATACGCCTACCGGCAGTTATCCGGCGAAAAGGCCCCGACTTTTCACAAGCTGCTCTTTGTCTATGCAGAAGATACCAGCGCCGAAGTGCTGCGGGCTGCTATGCTACAAAAGGGCTTTGACCTGATTCTGGTTTCCTCGATTTGGGAAGCCAAGCGCCGGATTTTTGAGGATAAGGAAATAGAACTGATCTTGTGCGATCTGGAACTGCCGGACGGCACAGCAATGGAGCTGTTTCATACGCTACGGCGGGTGGCGGGGATGTTCCAAATGAAGAATCCCCCTGTCCGGCTTCTGCCGTTCTTTATCCTCACCGAGAACAACGACCCTGCCACGGAATATGAATACCGGCATGAGGGCGTGAACGACTATATCACCGCCCCGGTCAATATCCCGGAGCTGATCCGGCGGGTTTTGTTCTTTGTGGAGTAATTGAAAAATTTTATGGAGGTGATGATGTGATGGGACATTAGCTGTTTTTGATATAGAAGAATCCGGCAAACAGATTGGCGAAAAGTTATTTCTGCTTCTTAACGAGGAACAAAAGAATGCTCTAATGCAATATATTTTGGAGCAAGGAGTCTGTCATGGAACAGTATTCAATTCCTGTCACACTTCTTCCACAGCAGAGAAAAATCCTCTGACAGAAATACAAGAAGGCGAGCTTTATCTATGCCTGGAACACCGTACTGTCAGGGTTCGTGAACGGATTATCAACCTGACAAGTAAGGAGTTTGATATACTGGCATTACTCATTGCCAATCCCAAACGTGTTTTTACTTACGAACTGATTACCGATTTGGTTTGGAAAGAGGATTGTGATTTCTATTCGAGAAAAGCGATTCATAATCATATAAGTAAGCTGCGTAAGAAGTTGCGCTTTGAACCGGATCTTCCAAACTATATTGAGAGTGTCGCCGGGATCGGCTATAAATTTGAACATCTATAACATGAGCCCACAAGGTGTTGTTTCCCCTTGTGGGCTTGCTTTTTGCAGCATATATTCTAAGAGCGGAATATGTAGAAAATTGCGAATATAAAGAGTAAAAAGCGAATATCTGCGGACTGATAAAGGAAACATAACCGATATAATTTTCTCCCAAGGAGGTATCAAGCAGCCGATTCAGGTTCCTCCTTGATGGGAGGAAATGCCTATGCGTCTATGCAACACAGATCTGCAGATAAACTGCTTTACATTCAGTCACCTATACGTCGTAGTCCAGCTCGTATGGATTGCGGCGTTTTTGGTTTCGACAAAGTTTGAGCATTTTCGCTGTCAACCTCCCGGAAAAATTTTATACTGCTGCTTTGGCGCGCCTGTTCTTTGTACGGGCGCGCTTTTTTGTACCCTTTTTTTAATCAGAAAGAGACTTAGACCTTATCGCTGCCGCAGCCCACCCTCTGATTTCGATTTTTGCCATCAACTCAAACATCGAAATTGGAGGAAATTACTATGAAGAAAATCAATCTTCGGGATTATTACCCGTATTATACACAGGACATGATCGTTGAGGTGCCGGATGAAGTTGCTTTGTTGCTTCGGGAATATATGTTGTTGGAAGAAGCCTATCGGATTCGTACATACCGCTATAAAGCATTTTACTCTCTGGATCGAGACGAAGGTATTGAGCGTGAGATATTGCAAAAGCCTCTTAACCCGGCAGAAATTTGGGAACAGCGTCAAATGACAGAGTTGATTTATAAAGGTCTTTCCAAACTTCCGGTAAAGCAGCGCCAACGGATCTATGCACACTTTTTTCTTGGCATGAGCAAAGCAGATATTGCCAAAGCGGAAGGAACACACAAAAGCCGGATCACCCGTTCTATCGAAGCCGGATTGCGTAGTCTGGAAAAATATTTCAAAGAAATTTTATAACAGACGGCAACTTTGCCCCTAAAAATGTACTGAATAGTAGAGGGACATATTCGGCGGGACAAGCTGGACGGGTGTGGTAAGGAAGCATATACATCCTCCCATCCCAACTGCAATATCAATTTGTCTGCCATGCCCCTTGCTTGTTCCTTGACAACCGAATATACGCTGTTACAGGTACTTCATTCTGTGTTCCGAGCGGCAGATGGGGCGGCGCGGTGACAGGCGGCCTAAGGAGGTGATGAATCCAGGCTGTCCGAGCGATAAACGCAACCTACGAAACCGGCTGTGGCAGGCCGGACGCGATAACGACACAGATCATAATGGTACTTCTTCACAGCTTCCTAAAGACTTGGGGAGAGTTCCTGCGGCGTTTGCTTGCTCTGGCAAAGCGGCGGCGTATGTGGGACTATGATGCGGTGACGCTACCCGCAGCCTGTAACAGCCCCGTCCTTATAACAGAAGGACTTGCCGGGGTGCGTGGCAAATACGGCAGTAAAATCGAAATCAGATATAATGGGCCGGATTTATGTGTGTAATAACCATAGATCCGACCTATTCATGTGGTTTTGATAACACAGTTTTCAGAAGGGAGTTGATACTATGGAATTGAATACCATTGTCAGTGAAGTGGGTACACTGGTAGACATTCGGGATGTCTCTGTCAACAAAGAACTTTCCCGTGATGAACGGATTGCAGAATTCGTTCAGCAAATCAAAAATCCATACCATTTTAAGTGTGGGCGTTTTACTGTACAGGCCAGCTTTTCTGCTGAAGGTGCTACCCTGGAAGAATGTATCAAGGGTATTTTGCGATAGGTGCAATTTTAAGAAAGGGGCTGACTTTTCCGTAAAAGCATGGTAGAATAAGAATCGGAAAAGGAATTGAATATGGCATAACCACACTTCTTGAATTGCGGGGATTTTTCTGTGCAACGAAAGGAGTGTTTTTTTATGCAGGTTTACAAAGCGATTAAGTACATCCGTCTTTCTTATACGGATGATAAAACAGTAGAAAGTGACAGCGTTGCTAACCAGCGGCGCCTGATCGATGACTACATAGCCCGACACCCGGAAATTGAGGTTGTGGCAGAAAAAATTGACGATGGTTATAGTGGTGTTTTGTTTGATCGCCCGGCATTTCAGGAAATGATGCGGATGATCGAACAAGGCGAAGCTAACTGCGTGATTGTCAAAGACCTCTCCCGCTTAGGTCGTGAGTACATAGAAACAGGCCGTTATATGCGCAGGGTATTTCCAGCCTATGGAGTGCGTTTTATCGCAATTAACGATAATGTGGACACGGAAAATGACGCTGCCGATGATCTCACGGTTTCTGTCAAAAACATTATGAATGAGGCTTACTGTCGGGATATTTCTGTTAAGACACGGAGCGCCCTGGAAGTAAAACGGCGCAGCGGGGATTTTGTAGGTGCTTTTACCATCTATGGTTATGTGAAAGTCGGCGATAAACACAAGAGCCTGGAAGTAGACGAATATGCTGCCAATGTTGTGCGGGATATTTTCAGAAAACGGCTGGAAGGATTCAGCGCTTCCCATATAGCGGATGAACTGAACCGATTAGGAATTCTTTCACCTTTGGCGTATAAGCGCAATCACGGAATGCCTCATGCAAAAGGTGGCTATACAGACCGAAAGGATTGCAAATGGTCTGCAACTACAATCATCCGCATTTTACAGGATGAAACTTACACCGGAACACTGGTCCAGGGCAAGCAGACAACGCCCCATTTCAAATTAAAAGAGCGTGAGGACAAACCTTCTTCGGAATGGATTCGTGTGGAGGGAACCCATGAAGCGATCATACAAAAGCACGATTTTGATCTGGTGCAACGGCTCCGCAGGATTGACACAAGGACTTCTCCCAAATCGGATAAGGTTTACCTGTTTTCCGGTATTTTGATCTGCGGATGCTGTGGCTGCCGTATGACCCGCAAGACGAACCGCTATAAAGACAAAGAGTATCACTATTATTACTGCCCGACCGGCAAAAAGAATGGCTGCACATCGTCGGTCATGCTGAAAGAGTCGGATCTGATTGAATGTGTGCAGGACAGTTTGAAAGGACATATTGAAAATGTTGCTTCTCTGGATGCCCTGCTGTCCAGTATCAGTCAGGAACGGATCAACCGGGAATTGGCACAGGAATATGCCGCACAGATCAGAGTAAATGAAAAGCGTGTAGCACAGACCGAGGGCTTTAAGGCAAAACTCTATGAAAATCTGGTGAGTGGAATTCTGACAAAGGAAGAATTTCTCTCTTATAAGCGAAAATACAATGCAGATATTGAACTGTTCCAAAAGGCAATCGCTGAATGGAACGATAAACTTACAGATGTATTGGAAAACCGAAGCGAACGAAATCGTTGGATCAACCATTTTATGAGATTTTCTACTATGGAGGATATTGACCGCCGGGCAGTCATGCAGCTTATCCGAAGCATACGGGTAATGGGTAAAGATGAACTGCATATTGAATTTAATTACCAGGATGAATATCAGAAAGCAATCTCTTTGGCGGAACAGATTGCTACAAAAAATGAAGAAAGGATGGTGGGCTAAATGGCAAGAAAAAGCAGAAAACAGACGGCGGCACCTATGCCGGCACCATCTTTATATGTACATGTAGCTCTGTATATCCGTCTTTCTGTGGAGGATAACAAAAAGCGGGGCTGCTCAGTAGAAAATCAAAAGCTGGTACTGAATGACTTTCTTTCAGATAAACCGGACTTCGTTGTGTATGATACCTATATCGACAACGGAGCGACAGGGACAAATTTTCACCGCCCTGGATTTCAGCAAATGCTATCTGATATTGAAGCAGGCCACATTAACTGTGTGATTGTTAAGGATCTTTCCCGATTAGGGCGAAATTCTATTGACACAGGTTATTATATCGAACAGTATTTCCATGCTCATAATGTTCGTTTCATTGCTGTTACGGATCAGTTTGATACAGCGGATTCCGGAAATCTTCATGGCGGTATCATGCTGCCTTTGAAAAATATGATCAATGAAGCCTATGCTCTGGACATTGGACGAAAAATCAAAGCACAAGCGCGGCAGGCTATGAAAGACGGCGACTATGTTGGTGCACGGGCACCTTACGGTTACAGGAAAGATCCTGATAATTGCCATAAACTTCTGATTGATGAAAATACTGCCCCTGTGGTAAAACAGATTTTTGAATGGGCACATGAGCATGTGGCACTGAACCGGATTGTCCGCAATCTAAATGAGATGGGGCTTCCGGCACCGAGCCATTATAAAAAGGCCACTGGCGAAATTACCAGTCCGGGTCTGATTGGAAGCGGCAAATGGCAGACCCGTACAGTGATGAAAATTTTAGAAAGCGAAGTCTATACAGGCGATCTGGTGCAAGGAAAAACAAAGATTGTAGATCATCAGCAGGTCAAGGCTGGAGAAGATAATCTGATTATTGCAAAATGCACCCATGAACCGATCATCAGCCATGAGTTGTTTAATGCAGTTCAGGAATACAGAAAACAGATCTGTGAAGAAAGCAAAGCAACTCCAAAACGTCCCTACACACCAAACATTTTCAAAGGTAAAGTATTCTGTGCTGATTGTGGCAGAAGCCTTCACAGGCAACGCGCCGAGCGCCGGAAAGGACCCGACACTTACTGGTTCCACTGCCTTACAAACAGCCGGGTAGAAAAAGATAGCTGCAAAGGTGCGATGATACAGGAGAAAGAACTGATTTCTACTGTTACGGCTATTCTTGAAAAAGAGCTGACAGTTGCGCTGGGAATGTCGCTGCCACTCTTTCAGTTGGAGGCAAGACAAAAACAGGAAAAAGATAAGCTGAAAATTCAGATGTCGGCCAAACGGCAGGAAATTGAAAAAACTCGCCGGCTGATCCGTGGCCTATATGAAAATTTTGTACAGGGTATTTTGACAAATGACGAATACTTTGAATTGAAAGCGGATTATGAACATGCTATCAATGCTCTGTCTGGTGAGATTGAAGTATTTGAAAAATCTATGGACTCCCTGGACAACCAGCTTGCCAGATACCGTGCAATGGAAAAGGATGCAAAAACACTGGCACAGGATCATGTGCTGACTGCGGAACTGATTGAACGGCTCATTGAACGAATTGAGATAGACCACGAGCGGAATATTCATGTGACCTTCCGTTTCAAAAATGAATTTCAGGGAAAGGCGGTGGAACCGTGCGCAACTATGTGATTGCTCTTTATATCCGTCTTTCTGTGGAAGATTTCAAAACTGAAAGTTTGAGCATACCAAATCAAAAACTGATTCTTCGTGAAAAAGCTATGTCTCTGCCGGAATGGGATAACAGCGAGATTTTGGAATTTATTGACAATGGTCATACGGGGACAAACTTTGAGCGTCCGGCGGTGCAGGAACTTTTAACAATGGTTCAGGCCGGAAAAATCAACTGTATTATTGTAAAAGACCTTTCCCGATTTGGACGTAACAGCATTGAAACCGGCTATTTTATTGAGCGGGTATTTCCTCTTTACCACACCCGTTTTATTTCCGTCAGTGATGATTTTGACACAGCTAATTTCAAAGGTGATACCGGAGGGATTGATATTGCTTTCAAGTATCTTATCAGCGAGTGTTATAGCCGGGATATGTCCATGAAAACCAAAAGTGCAAAATACGCAAAGATGCGTCGTGGGGAATATCAGAGTGTCATCTGTCCTTACGGCTATCGCAAGAGTGCAGACGGACGTATGGAACCGGACGAGGATGTTGCCCCGAATGTGCAGATGATATTTCAATGGGCGTCTGAAGGCAACACCGCAGCCGAGATCACAAGAAAATTGTATGCCATGAATATCCCCACCCCTGGGGAATATCGCAAACTTAAAGGCAAGGACTATTACAATGTTTCCCGAACAAACGGCGTTTGGAGTACATCAACGGTCCTGCGTATTTTAGAAGATCAAAGATATATCGGTACCTATGTAATTGGCAAGAGAAAGGTAAAAGAGATTGGCAGCCGACATACACAGTTAAAGGATGAAAGTGAGTGGTTCAAAATCCCGAACCATCATCCGGCTATTATAAGTGTGGATCTATTTGAAAAAGCCAATGCTTCAATTAAGCGTTTCTCTCTGTCAAATAAAAAACCGCGTGATTATCTGCTCCGCGGTAAGGTATTCTGTGGATGCTGCGATCATGCAATGTCTCTACGAAATGGTGCGTGGTTTTATTGCCGTCATTCCGAGGTGGCTGAAACGCTTCCTTGTCATGGTGTGCGCATAAAGATGGCAGATCTGGAGCAGGTTGTATTTGAAACAATTCGGGCTCAAATGTGTCCGGCATTGGGAATTGATAGCAATAAGGATAAATTGGATTTGCAGACAGTCCAGCAGACCGAACATGAAGAAAAACTCCGTTCTATTCAAGATAGCAAGCGGTATCTTTATGAGCAGTATGCACTCGGAGAGATTGATTTGGAAACCTATCGGACACGAAAAGCGGTTTATGACACGGAACTGGTACAAGCCAAAAATGTTCATGCTGTCATCACTGCACAGACAAAGCAGATAAAAAGTGATTATGAGATTAAGCTGAAACAACAGGAAATTGTGCAGAAAGTCGGAAACGCCAACATGCTGACAAAAGCTCTGATTGACCGGCTTATCAATAAAGTTTACGTCTTTCCAGGAGATCGGATTGAGATTGAATATGCAACACAGGATTTCTTAGAAACTAAGGAATCCGAAAAGGAAGTATAACCGTGAACACCCATTTGAAACAGCTATGGGCAGCTATGAAGCTGCCCGAAAAACTGCAAAAAAAGTTATAAATTTTTTGTCGTGGGCTTGACATACGGGTGTCTCAAATCATGAATCCGAATGCGCTTCACGCCGGCCGCCTTTGCGCCCCTGTCCATCTCGTGATGAAGGTAATGTTTGGTGACAGTAAATATCCGGTCTTTCTTTTTTAGACCGTACTGCATTCCGAAGAACTCTTTCATCTCTGTGCAGAGGAAATCCGGCATTTGAATGGTACGATTGCTTTTCTTTGTTTTGGGTGAGGTTATGATGTCCTTGCCCTTGAGGCGCTGATAGGTTTTGCTGATTTTAACCGTACCATGTTCAAAATCAAAATCCGCAGGCATCAGCGCCAGCAATTCTCCCTCCCGGATGCCCGTCCAATAGAGCATCTGAAAGGCATAATAGGAAACGGGCTTGTCCATCATTTCTTCCGAAAATTTCAGATACTCCTCCTTTGTCCAGAACAGCATTTCCCTTCGTTCTTCATTGCCCATATTCCCGGCTTTGGCTGCCGGATTTGCGTGGAGATCATAGAATCGAACCGCATGATTGAAGATTGCGCTGAGCTGATTATGCAGCGTCTTGAGATAGGTTTGGGAATACGGCTTGTGGTTTTTGTCCCTGTAGGCAAGCATCTCATTCTGCCATGCAATTACATCTTTTGTGGTGATCTCGCAGATTTTCCGCTTGCCGAAATACGGCAGCAGCTTCTTTTGAATAATATTCTCCTTGGTTTGCCATGTACTTTCTTTCAGCCGTGCCTTGAGATCTTTGGTATAGATTTCGCAGAAGGCTTCAAAGCTCATGTCCAGATCTCCCGCACTTTGCTGCTGGAATTTCTGTTCCCATTCCTGTGCTTCACGCTTTGTTGAGAATCCTCGCTTACACTTTGGCTTGCGTGACCCAGTCCAGTCTGTGTACTGGGTCACCACATACCACGAACCGTTTTCCTTGTTTTTATAAGCTGGCATCTGTGTTCATCCTTTCTGTTCCGAAGAACCGTTCGTTAAAATACTGTCTGTTAACTCGTCCCGCAATGGTGAGGAAGCCTTTTCCCTTCAGCTCTTCATTGAGCTTACGAATAAGCTTGTAGGCGTAGGGCTTCGACACATCCAATTCCGCTGCGACTTCATCCACTCGGATAAATCTGTTGTCCATAAAATCCCTCCTTTCTGATTTTTGGTTATACTTCTCCTTATTTAGTGTCGGATACTTTCTGGCCGCCTCCGATTTGCCCGGGCGGACACATCATACTGTGATGTGCGGCAGTTATTCAGTTGTTGAGCTTAACTATTTTTGTTTAAGCTCGTGCCAGCATTATACTAAACAAATTCAGTTATGTCAAGAGGCTGCAGAGAAAATACTAAACTTTTTTGTTTCTGCTATCTTGACATATACTAAGCATTTAAGTTATAATCAAGGCATCGACGCAGAAGGAGTGCAAAACTATGGCAATCGGTGAGAGAATTCGATTTATACGCAACCTACGCGGCATGACGCAGAAATGGCTTGGTCAGGCCGTTGGCTTTCCGCCAAAGACAGCAGATGTCCGGATGGCGCAATACGAATCCGGCTCCAGGACACCAAAGGAGGACCTGGTAAAGGCAATCGCCAACGTTTTGGAGGTTTCCCCTCTGGCCTTGCAGGTTCCCGACATTGACAGTGACCTTGGTTTTATCCATACTCTTTTCGCCATTGAGGACATTCACGGTATACGGGCTGAAAAGCAGGGGGACGAAGTGCATCTCATCTTTGACGGCAGCAAGCGAACCATGGATGAATCAATCTTTACCATGCTTTCCGCATGGGCAGAGCAGTCGGAGAAGCTGCGCAGCGGCGAGATCACCAAAGAGCAGTATGACCACTGGCGCTACACATTCCCGGAGGAAGACACCACCCAGCGTTGGGCAAAAGTACCGTCGCAGGGACTCAGTGATATGCTTGTCGGCGTATTCAAAAATTATCTGGAAGATATCTGAGCATAGCAAAAGCCCGTACTGACATCCAATCAGTACGGGCTTAAACGATAATATGGGGAGCTCATGGGCCAGGAGCGATTACTCCTTACTCACAAGCCACTGGCAACGCAGAATAACTGCGCTCCGGCGGAATCTTATCAAAATCTTATCAGAAGGGGTGGGCAAAATCCAAAAACCGTTGGTATTCCTGCACTTTTGGGCTTTTGTGATTTATTCCCACTCGCTTCTCTGAAGCGTAACATAAACAATTTTGCTTATGAAGCATTCCGTGGGTTATTCCTATTCTTTTCATTATCCAAAAACCAGAGGCTATCTGATTTTTTGTTGCCATTTTGTTGCCGCGATCTTTGCTGACTACTATATTTGTATACCGCAATATTCAGCAAGCGCTAATAGCCGGTTTTTTCGCTGACTTTCCGAACGAGTTCGACTTGACGATGCTTCCTTATAGGCTTTTAAGCTACCAGTATAATCCGTAGTTTTGGAAAAGTATGCAGTATAGAAATCGTTGATCTTTGCGCCTATATTAGGGTCAAGTTCCCCCTGCTTGTTTAATAGCCACGCAAGTGAAAATAAGCTATAAAGGTGTGTCGTCCAGCAGAGACGCTTATTTGCATCAAAATTAATATTTAGCTTATTAATGGTCGTAAGAATAGATATGAACGCTTTCTGAGCTTTTGATATACCCGTAGTATCATTTCGATATTTCTCATACAGCAAATCTAGTGTTTCCTGCGAAGAATCCAACACTCGGTCCTCCGCTACAAGAAAGAATAATTCTGAGATAAACTCAATATCCTCCATGCGAACACTTTTAAGGCGTGATAATTTATCGTCCCAAAAATCTGTTCTCGTGAGTTCCTTAATTGTCTTAAGCAGTGGGCTATCAGAATACTTTGCGTTTCGTAGTTCTTGCCTAGTAAGAGGTTCTCCGTTACGATTTAACCGGTCAAAAACTGTTGCCACAAGATCTTCTTTCTGTTCGTATAGGTATTCGATATTAAGTGCATAAGTCCAAAACTGTTTAATATAGTCTGGAAAACTCTTATTTCGTTTTTTTATTTCGGCAAATGTCAATCCTGCAATTTCAGATGCGGTTTCGAGATTAGCATCATCTATAAAATCATCTTCGGCAAAGTAAGTGGTTAGCGCAATTCTATTTTCAATAAAGTCGACAATAGCTTCTAAGCGCTGCTTTCCATCAACAACATCATAAACCGTTTTTCCAGTATCATTATCAACACATGGGCGTAAAAAGATGGCAGGCACAGGATAATTTTTCAAAATGGAGTCAATTAAAAAAGATTTTTTATCCTCTGACCAAACACCACTTTTTCTCTGATAGGTAACATCAAAGCGATATTTGTTGGATGTGTAATTATCATAGAATTCGGAGATCGTGAGTGATGTTGATTTTCGTTCAAACAGTTTTGCCATTTAGAATACCTCCAATCTCTGATGATGAACTTTGCTGAACATAATTCTTGAATATACTAATTAGAACCGCATTTAAATCGCGGGGTGGCGATGGATTTATAAAAGTAAACCCGGAATCTTGATTGAGATTAAGCAATAACTCATCCAGCTCGCGTCGGTCAACATGCCAATAGGATATTCCACACAAGACCACTTCATCATTTTCTGAAATATCCAGCGCGGCGCTTTTGGCTGCGTTTCTTAAATGCTGCGACCAAGGCGCCGTAACGTTTAAACGCATAGAGTCTCCAGCCGGTGGAATAATTGCACCTTTTCCATAATGAGTTAAGTCGTTGTATTTCAGTTCCAGTTGGTCAATTGAGACACCTTCAAAATCCAAACTGTAACTAACAGAATAGGTTGTAGTGTGATTCTTAGGAACGAAGCTAATGGACCCATGAGGTTTAATTATCTCTACGTAAGGTGTCGTTTCTGCTTCAAATCCTTTAATATTGAATGGAATTTTGAGACATGATAAAATTCGTTCTAACCATATATCATAGTTATATGTAACAAAGACAATTTTATCATATTCTTTAGAAGCGGTAAGTCTCTTAAAAAAGGATACCCATCCCCATGTTGTCCCCAAAAGAAATTCTTCAAGTTTATCTGTAGGGATAGAATCGTTATAACATGAAAATAAGTGCCTCAAGTAGACTATGAGTTCAGAGTATGCTTTGAGATAAATCCTATCTTTTCTCGAGTCGACCATCTTTAGTCTTTCTGCTTTCTGTACTGGTTCATTAACAAAATCAAAGAACATGTTGGCACAGGTAATGATTTCCTCAATCAAAGCGGTACTTTCTTGGGCGGTATTACCAGGGCGGGCACCTAATGTCCATAAAGATGGACAGTACCTATAGGAAAGGAATCCAGGTTTATCATCCCAAGGCGTATCAATTTTATCGCCAAGTCGAAACAAGTTTTTTACATCGATTTTATCGTTGATTTTGGAATCAACCTCGGCATAATAATGCAAAAAATCGATAGTAAACCCATTCCCCAAAATAATATACAACTTCTTCATAACGACACCGACTTATTGTTCTAATGTTTCGATTATTAGATTTATTACTTGATCAAAACTTTGCCTAATTTGGCACTCCCAAAGCACTATGACTGTCCAGCCGTCAGCCTCAAGCGCCTGAATGTGCTTTTCATCTCGTTGCTTTGTCCGCTCAATTTTTGTGCCCCAGTACATCTTGTTAGACTGGCTGGAATGTGCGTAGCGGCTTCCGCAATCATGCCCATGCCAATAGCACCCGTGAATAAAAATGGCTACTTGTTTCTTTGTGAACACAATGTCAGGTTTTCCAGGGAGTGCCTTGTAATTCACACGGTAGCGGTATCCCATCGAGAACAGTTTGCGCCGCACCATAAGCTCGATACTGGTGTCCTTGCTTTTGATGTGGGACATTATTTCGCTTCTCCTTTCGGGAGAAAGTGTATCAGCCATTACACAGACAAATCCAACGGCAAGTCCGAGATGTCTTTGAGGCGCTTGCCCTGAACAAGAGTTTCCAACGTTTCAACTGCATCCTCAGAGCCAACCTCTTTGACAGCCCGGATCAGCTCATAGAGCGCAAAATGATATACGCAGTCTATATCGCCGGTTCCGAGGGCAAGGGATGCAAGCCGGTTGGGCATAGGTTCTGCTGTAACCACAACAATGTGAGGCAGGTGGCCTTTACGATTCCGAATCAAGTTCAGAGCTTCTGTCCGGCTGTTCTGCGCCCGATCACTGCGCATCGTATACTTTGCAGAAACACTTGCATGAAGGATTGGTTTGCCTCCATTGGATTTCCGAACATCGGCCATCTTGCCGATATCATCATCGACTATGCACTGACTTGCATTGATTTCGGTATCTTCATACAAATCCCGGTAAACCACAACATCAGGCGCAACAAGATAATCGTTTCCGAGCGCAGCGGCCAACTGCGCATTCTGCGTAGTGAGCGCGTTCAGGTAAGCAAGGTGCTCATACTGAGCAAAATCGCTGGTTTTCAGCTTGTTATTGTTGCCAAGCTGGAGAATTGTCCACCTTCCAGGCCGCAGATTTTGCAGTTGAGGAAAAGTCTCCCGGAGGAACTCCATTGTTAGCGTTTCAAATTGCTTGCCAAGTGTCTGCCCAGAGATTTTATCGACGGTCGAAACGGCATGATGTTGCTCATCCACCAGAATATCAACAATTCTGCGTGCAATCGCCTTTGAACCGCGGCTGCTGGTATCAGCATTGGAAGCAACGCCAACTGAGGTCAAAGTCAAGGTATTGGTTTCAAACAACTGCTTGTGAAAATGAAATCTCGCATTTGCTATTAATGCATCCATGTTCAAGACACTCCTTTATTTTTTCTCCGACTGCTTGAGCAACCGGGGGAGGAAATGCATTTCCGATCATCCGGCAGGCAACTGTCTTTTTTGATCCAAAAGTCCATGTATCAGGGAACCCCTGAATCCGGGCCATCATTCGGCTGGTTAAGCGGGGCATACCCTCAAAATCAGCGGCAGGAGCTTCATTTGCAATTCCCCGTCCATCTACTCCAAGTTCGGCCCAAGCGTTTCGAGCCCTTGTGGGGCCAAGATCGGGACCACCGTGTTTTTTTGAGCCGCCTACCAATGTAGGAGCAATTCGGTTAGCGTTTGCTGCCCATTGCTTTGCGCCGTTCCAGCCATTCTGAGCCATCAAGTCATAAAGTGTTTCGCCAACAGATGGGGCACTATTTGGCTTTTCATCTGGATAAGCGAATGCACCAAGCTGATCTTTGCGTATACCGATAATAACAACTCTGGGGCGAAGCTGCGGAACACCGTAATCAGAAGCGTTCAGCAGTTTAATATACGTTACATATCCCAATTTTTTAATAGATGTAAAGATGTGATCTCTATATTCATCAAAACCGGGATCAAGAAATCCTCGTACATTCTCAAGCATAACAGCTCTTGGTTGAATTTCCTTAATCAGGCGGATTGCTTCAGGGAAAAGATCTCGCTCGTCTTCCTTTCCAAGCTGCTTGCCTGCGACTGAGAATGGAGGACAAGGAACACCGCCTGCTAACAAATCTACACCTTTATATGGACGGCCATCAAAATCATGGACATCGGTACAAATGACATTCCATTCAGGCCGGTTCTGCTTCAATACTTTACAATAATCTTCTTCATATTCCACAAGTGCTACATGAACAAAACCGGCCATCGCAAGGCCTAAAGCTTGTCCACCAGCACCAGCACATATCTCAACACAAGTCAAAGGCTGCTGCATAAATTACTCTCTCCTAATGTTTGACTGATTTTCTTGATGCTCAACGGATATATCTTCAACAAAATCCACAATCTCGCCAATATTGCAAGAAAGAGACTGACATATTTTCTGGAGGCTTTCCATTGAGACAAATTCATTTCTACCCAGTTTTGCTAAAACATTGAAGCTAATCCCCGCCGCATCTTTTAACTCAGTACGGTTCATCTTTTTATCTATAAGCAGTTTCCAAAGCTTATCGTAACTGACCGACATAGGCATTCTCCAATCAATGTCTAATTTACAATTACTATAGCACATAGAATACGAAGAATCAAGATTTTCTCACAAAAGCATGAGTGCTGTATAGGAAAATAGAAAAGGCTGGCAGAACTACTACCTGGATCTCACTCTACTAGTGAAAAAGCCACCAGTGCAGTCACAAAGAGGTGCCAGCACTGGCGGCGAAATTGTTATTATGCTTTGCGTGTGCAGTAGGAGTAGACAGCGAGACATAGGAACAGGGGAATCTCTACACAATATGCCCCTAGCATCACATAGGGTGTCCAAATTGCGAGATTGCCTATGTTCCAGAAGGCAAAATCAACGAGGGTATAAAGAAAGCTGGTTTGCAAAGCCACGCCTCCTGCGGGGAGAATGGTATAAATCCATTGTCCGATCTCAGAAGGCAGGGCGACATAGAGGATCACAGGAAGAATGCAGCATACCAACGCTATAGCGAGGGAAGCCACCACATTCCGAAGTCTGGAAGAAAGAAACAGGGTAAAGCTCATGGTTGCCAGCAGGCACAGAAGATAACCTCCGGCGCAGACCCATTGCAGCTGGCCGAGATTCAGATTTGGCAGATTTACGATTGAATACAGCATCTGAATGGAGGTTTTCGTGCATTCCCAGCCGTACAGGCTGTTGGACACCAGAAGAAACACCACAGCGCAAAGGGAAAAAGCAGAGCCGCAGATCAGCAGGGCGGAAACAATTTTTGTTACGGCAAATTTTATCCGACCATATTTGGTGCAACGGTAGATATCATCGGCCCCTGTCTGATAGTCCAAAGTGAAAATGGGGGCGGCGATTACTGTGCAGAACAGGACGATGAGAAAGGACAGAAGCAGCTGGTAGTCCATTGCATCCGTATTATAGCCGGGATAGAGCTGATAGGGCGTTTCCACCCGGCTGTATAGGCGCTTTGCGGCTTCCTGTGCTGCTGGGTGGTCTCTTTGTTCCAGCTTCATCAGAGAATCCAGCCGTGCCTCACAGGCACCGTAAAAGTCCTCAATTTTTTCAGGGTCAATGTCCATCAGAGAAGGGGCGATGCCGCTGTCGGGATCAGCGAAGGCTTCCCGGACGCCGTGAAACAGCGGGGCGTAGGGCAAAATACCCGCTTCATAGACTCCGTCCGGTAGGTCATAGGTATTGTCCACACCGTACTTTGTCAGACAAGTTTGATAATCTTCCACAGCCTGTCTTACCTTTTGCGGCGTTACTTCCCCTGCGGTGTCCGATTGCAGCGTTTTCAGATACTGTACCGCATCCAGGCCAAGGAGCTTTACGGTATCTCTGTTGGAATCCCGATAGGTGACGTAGGAAAAGGTGGTTGGGATATATGCCATCACCAATGACAACACCAGTGAAAAGGTAAGGAGAATCAAAGTCAATCTGGTTTTGAGAACCCGTTTCAGTTCTAATTTCATCAGGCGCATAATTTACCTCCTTTCCGGGGCTTCCTGGGGAAACAGCCACAAATACAGATCTTCCAGACGGGGAGCCACGACGGTGGAATTGGATGCAGAAGATTCCTCCGCTAGATACCGTATGGAGATATCCCCATTTTCCTCATTGCGCAGATTAACGATAGGCAATTTCCGTTCGAATTCTGCCAGAGCGCTTGCCGGGATTGTGGCAGTCCATACCTTGCCCTCCACCAGCTTGACCAGTTCCTCCGTGGTGCCGCAGGCCAGCAGTTTTCCGCCCTTCATCACCGCATTCCGGGTGGCGATGCACTCCACATCGGAGACAATGTGGGTGGAGACCAGCACAATCCTGTCATGGGCAAATTCCGAGAGCAGATTCCGGAAACGCACCCGTTCTCCGGGATCAAGGCCGCTGGTGGGTTCATCCAGAATCAAAACCTCCGGCTCATTCAGGAGAGCCTGAGCAATGCCCACACGGCGCTTCATGCCGCCGGACAGCTTGGCAATCTTCTTGCGCCGAACATGGGTAAGGGTCAGCTGTTCCAGCAGCTCGTTGATTTTCCGCTTGCTGTCCGCCGCCGTCAGCCCTTTCAGCACGGCAACGTATTCCAGATAGTCCTGAACGGTGAACTCTGGATAGAACCCAAATTCCTGGGGCAGATACCCAAAGATATCCCGATATCTTTGCCCCAGGGTAGAAATGGGAATGCCGTCATAGGTGATCTGACCGGAGGTGGGCTGCATGATTCCGGCAAGCATTCGCATCAAGGTGGTTTTTCCCGCGCCGTTGGCACCCAGCAGTCCCCAGACACCAGGGGTAAGGCTCAAGGAAATGTCGTCTACCGCCGTCATGTCTTTGAAGCGTTTTGAAATATGTTCAATACATAAATCCATAATGTGTATCCTTTCAGATTACTTGCATTTCTGCGTAAGCGCAGTTGTGGAGGAGATGGTGAAATTGATGACAGCAAAAGGCAATCAGCAGGGCGCATACCGCAATCCAGCCCGGAGAAAGGCGGAAAAAAAGATGGAAATGCCGTTGTGCCAGAGAAAGCATCATAAGCAGAAAGCTGCACAGCCCCATACTTCCCGCAAGAAACTGCCGGGGGCAGACGTGCCCCAGCAAATAGAGGCACCCGCTGCTTGCCAGCAGAAAAGGGAAAGCAACCGAAACCACCGAACTGCTTGGCAGTAATGCAGTTTTTACCGCAGCTGTCAGCAGAACGCCGCTGAGCAAAGTTGCATCGCCGATTCCGATGATGATGAGCCTTGCCATAAGAAGCCGCACGGAAGAAAACCGGGCTGCTGCTTCCACTTCCTGCATCCGATAACGGATGGAGCGGTAAAGAAACGGCGGCGCTGTCATAAAAGTGAGAAGGGACAGACAGGCCAGCAGCCCTGCCACGGATTGGGGGTCTTTCCAATATCCCTGTCCAAAGAGCTGGGAAAGCAGCCAGCAGACCGCGAGCAGCGAGGCACCCTGCACCGCCCAGACCTTCAACCCGATGAAGCGAATCTGCATGGACAGGAATTGGGGGAAGGATAGCCGCTGCCGCCGGGAATACGCCTCCTTCCGGGCCAGCAGGACGGTTGCGGACATGGAAGATGAACGAACTTCAACATCTGCCCCTTGGTAGGCTTGACGCAGTTGGGTTTCAAGGTCATGATTTGTCACAATGCTCCTCCTTTTCAAGCTGATATTTGAGTTTTTTCAGAGCCGCCCGGAGCCGGGATTGGACGGTACGCAGAGGCACCCCGGTGACCTGAGCAATCTGCCGCAGGGTCAGCTCCTGCCCGAACCGGAGCAGCAGCACCTCCTGCTGTTCCGGGGGCAAGGAGCGGATTTGCTGGTGGAAATTCAGATCAGCGTGAATCCGCTCAAATCCAGATTCCTCGCTGGGAAGCTCCGCCGGGATATCCTCGATGGATAGTTCTCCAATGTCCATCTTTCGGTACATATCCACACAAGTGTTGGCAGCAATTCGGTATAAAAACGCCTTGCATTTCCCTTTATGTACATAGCGGTCATAATAGCGGATGGCTTTCAGGAAAGTTTCCTGGGCAGCATCCTCGGCTAAACCTGGGTTGGGGGCGTGCCACAGACAGTAGCGGAGAATCTCAGGATACAAAAGCCCGATCAGTTCATCCACCGCATCAGCGTCGCCCTGCCCAATCCGTATCATCAATTTCTCTTCACGCGTCAAGATCATTCCTCCTAAGGGCGTCCCCTCATAGTATACAACGATTTGAGGATAGGAAAATGATTGAATATCATAATAAAAAAGTCGCCAGTACTGACCATGTGTGGTGTCAGCACTGGCGGCTTGCTGTCCTATTTGAACTGGATTTGGATGGATAAAACATGATCGACGAGCTTTGCAGAGATATTTCCGCCCATCTGTTCCACCAGCGTCTTGGAAATGGCCAGCCCCAGACCACCTAAATTCCGGGCGGCTTCCACGGTGAAGAAACGATCAAACAGCTTTCCAACCTGAATCTCATTCAATCCGAAAGCGGTGTTTGCAAATACAATCTCACCATCGTCGCGGAGTGTGATTTTCAGATCGCCGTCGCTGTATTTCAGGGCATTGTTCAGAATATTGCTGAACACCCGGCTGAGGGCGTCCCGGTTGAGCTGCTTTTCGATGCGCTTACCGCTCATGTGTATCTGGGGCTGAATGCCCCGGCTGGTGAGGGCAGCGTAGAAAGCGGCAATGCTTTCTTCCAGCACGCCGTTCAGGCAGACTGTTTCCATTTCCAACTCCTGTGTAGAGAGAATGACTGAGTAGCGGAAGAGTTCTTCGGTCAGTTGCTTCATGGCCTCTGTCCGGTTCTCAATGAGGGAGATATAACGGACGGCGTTTTCACTTAAGGGTTCCCTTTGGAGTAAATCCAGATAGCCGCAGATGGCAGTGAGGGGCGTTCGGAGATCGTGGGAAATGTTGGTGACAGCTTCCTTGAGTTCCCGGTCACCGACTAAGTACCTGTGCCGCTGCTTTCGCAGAATCCGAAGCTGGGTGTTGATGGATGCTGCCAGCCGGCACAGGTAAGGGTCCCGGGAGGAAATGTCGATGAGGGTGTTGGTATCTGCTGCCAGTTTGACCTCGAAGGCTTCCCCAATCTCCAAAGTAGCTTTGTGCATCAGGTAGATTTTTCCCAGCAGGGCAAAAATCACAGTCAACAGAATGGCAATAACAGCCAGCAGCAGATGTTCCATAATTACCTCTTATTTTATGTCTTTCTTTTTGAAAACACCGATTCCAATCACGGTGAGCAAAGTGGTCAGGGTCGCAGCGCAGATCGGATTTCGCCAATCGAAGGAGAGATGCTTGTCCAGGCTCAGCATCGTGGAGCCGGAGGGGAGAATGGTGGTGAGCCACGCAAATGCAGTGCGGATGGTTCCGGTGAGGTATTCCGGATTGGGTGCGCCATCTTTCAGCAAAATGCCGCCGTCGCTCTGGGGAACAACGATCTGTATATATTCCGGCGCAGACAGCTTTCCATAGGCCATCATGCCGCTGAAAATGAGAATCACAGCAATGAGCAGGCTAATGACAATATTTCTGGCTTTGTCGCTATCCAGCATGGATACCATGGTGAAAAGCGCAGCGTATTCGACGATCACCAGCCCGCAACCCAGTAGCCGCCAGGGCTGTGCCTGCACATGGGTCAGAACTGCCGTTCCGGAAAGGGGCAGACCCACAAGAAGCACCGCCAGCAGATAGGCGAATACAAAGAAAAATGCGGCGGTAATGGTCGTCAGCAGAAAGGAAAGGTAGATTTCTTCCCGGCTGTGGCCCACGATCATCTTATTGCGAACGGTACCGTCAGAATAATCGGTCCCAATGAAGAAGCAGGCAAAGAGTGCGATGATTACCGCAATGTAAAATACCCAGAGATAAAAATAACCGTGGGCTTCATATTCCAGCCATCCCTGTCCCAGATTGCGGGTGTTGTAGGCGACCAGGGCATAGGCAAACACACCAAAGCCGAAGGAGAACCCTTGCAGCACCCAAAACACTCTGCTTTTCCACAGCCGGGCGAAGTTGCCTGATAACAGTTTTCTCATACCCGGTACCTCACTTAATATCCTTCCGCCGGAAAGCTGCGTACCCGGCAGAAAGAACCATGACTGTAAACAGTATGCTGAAAATCATCTCCCGGAGGGGATGCTCGATGGCGACTTCGTTCATCAGCTGTGCCTGTCCCGTGGGCAGGAAGTCCAGGACGCACTCCCAAACCCTGCGGACAGCACCGCTGAGATACAAAGGATTGGGTGTGGGGTCAATGGTTATAAATTCCCCATTGATGTAGACCTTTCCCCCTTGCATCTCCGGTTCGCACAGGCGGTCATAGATGGCACTGCTGGCCAGAAGCAGAATAAGAAAGATCGCCAGAGTGTAGATGACCGTCATTGCCTTGTTGGAAGAGAGACTGCCCACAAGCGTAAACAGTGCCGTGATGGAAGCCGTAAATCCAACTGCGACCAGAACATAGGTAACATACCCGGATGCGCCCATCTCCATCGGCCCCATGAGGAAAAATCCGAGAGAGCAGGTGATAAGCCATGCAGCCAGCAGGGTTAGAGAAGCAGCCAGACAAACAAGAAAGTTGGATAGGTAGATGTGGCTCTGATTGTGTCCGACGGTCAGTTTGTTGCGGATGGTACCATCGGAATACTCGGTTCCGAGAAACAGGCTGGCAAACAGGGCGCAGTAGACACCCATCAAGGTTGCCTGATTAAAGTAATAATCCTCCAGGGTTAACCCGTAACCGCTTTCGGTCATAACTTCAAAAGACCGGGCGCTGTTGAGGATATTGACCAGAGACGCGATAATCACAGCAGCTAGCAAGCACCAGAAAAAACGGTCCTTCCGCAGCCTGGCAAAGTTGGCAGACAACAGCTTACCCATGGCTGCCACCCCCCACCAAAGACACGAAGTAGCTTTCCAGGCTTTCGTCCTTTTCTTCAATGGAAAGCACCTCACAGCCTTCCTTTGCCAGAGCCAGCGTCAGTTGGGAGATGTTGATTTTCGCGTATACATCTGCCTTGGTTTCGGAGAGCACCTTGTAGTCAATGCCCATACCGTCCAGCACCCGGGTCAGGGCGGTTACCTTGGTGACTTCCATGCGCATACATTTCCGGCAGGCATTTTCCAGTTCTTCGGCGCTCAGCTCCTTCACCATTTTACCGCCGTCGATGATGCCGTAGTGGGTGGCAAGGCGGCTCAGTTCGTCCAAAATATGGCTGGAAATGAGAACGGTCATCTGCCTTTCCCGGTTCAGCCGCAGGATCAGCTCCCGCATTTCGATGATGCCCTGGGGGTCTAAGCCATTGGTCGGCTCATCCAGAATCAGAAAGTCCGGGTCACCGGCAAGAGCGATGGCGATGCCCAGCCGCTGCTTCATACCCAGGGAGAAGTTTTTTGCCTTTTTCTTTCCCGTGTTGTGAAGGCCCACCAGCTTCAGAAGCTCCGGGATGGCGTCAAAGGAGGGCAGTCCCAGCACCCGGTACTGCTGACGCAGATTCTCCTCTGCGGTCATGTCCAGATAGATGGAGGGGGTCTCCACCACCGCACCCATCCGGCGGCGGGACTTGACGATATTTTTATCGATGTTTTTGATACCGTACAGGGTAAAGCTGCCGGAGGTAGGCTCCTGCAAGCCGCAAACAAGACGGATCAGGGTGGTCTTGCCTGCACCGTTGCGGCCCACGAAGCCGTAGATGGCTCCCTTAGGAACGTGCATGGTCAGATCGCCCAGGGCTTTGAAATGGCGGTATTGTTTTCCGAGATTCTCGGTGGTTAGGACATATTCCATAATCATTCGTCTCCTTTTCTGTGATGACCGCATTGTAAGGGCAAAAGGGAAAGGAAACGGTCAAGAAAAGCGTAAAGATTTCGTCAAGATTTTTCCGCCAGCCGAAAACCAATGCCCCAGACGGATTCGATCGTATCCTCGCCGCCAACATCCCGAAGCTTCCTGCGAAGGTTGCTGACATGCTGCTTGAGGGAGCTTTCTGTGCAGTCCTGGGTGTCCAAGCTGATCCTGTCCAACATGACAGACTTGGTAATGACCTGCCCCGGATTCTGCATCAGCAGCTTCAAAATGGCAAACTCTGTCTTCGTCAGCCGAATCTCGCTGTTCTTGACCCGCAGGGTGTGGGCGTTTAAATCCAACTGCAAATCGCCGACGATGATTCGGTCAGACAGATTGCTGCCAGCCTTGCGAAGCTGCACCGCAATCCGAGCCAAAAGCTCTGCGGTGTCAAAGGGCTTCGTTATGTAGTCGGCCGCGCCGCCCAGCAGCAGCTTGACCTTATCCTGCACATCCACCTTGGCGCTGACCACAATGGATGGGACACCCTGGATTTTGGGCAGCACTTCTTCCCCGGAAAGTCCCGGCAGCATCAAATCCAACAGCACCAGATCGGGCTTGTTCTGAGACAGTAGAAGCAGCGCCTCCGTGCCGGAGTATGCCCGTAGAATGTTGTAGCCCTCTCCCTGGAGCAGTTCTTCCAGCATATTTCCAATGTAAATGTCATCATCGATAATGGCGATCGTGTTCATAATGCACCTCAGAAGCCTTTGTTTTATTCTATTGTATCTGGTATTGAGAGCCGTTTCAAGAGAGGAATTCTTAAGAATTGTTTTCGGGCGATGCGAGAAATGCCGCCAGTACCGGCACCATTGGTGCCAGCACTGGCGGTTTTTCAGTTAGTCTGTACGTTTGTACTCTGTGACTGATTTCAGATAAGTCTCCGGGTCGCCATTCAGGATCAGATCTGCGTATGCGGATGGGTCATTGTAGATCAGCCAATCCAGTTCCGACCGCTGATACATGTTTTCCGCAACTTCATCTTCCACAGCTGGGCAATATATGGAGATCATGGAGCCGTCGGCGTATTTCACTTCTACGCTGGCAGTATCGATATTGAACGTACAGCTTACAACTTTTTTCATAACAGCCTCCTCAATGTAAATCACGAAATGTGTTGTTTTCCTTTGCGAGTTTGCTTGCAGCCTCCCGGCGTTCTTGTGAGTAGGGAGCGGTCAAGCGTATACTGATTCGCTCCTTTGCAATCTCGAACCACAGCCCACCCTGACCGTCATCGTCTGTTTGCCTGCAAAGCTCAGGGTATTCCTCTGCGAATGCCATCAGCCGCTTCTTTAGCTTAGAATCGTGGGTGTAGATTTCTGCGGTGGGGTCTTTGGCATTATAAAACACCTCTGTGACCTTTTGCTTTTTTGTAAGTCCTGTTTTCATAAAAATCCTCCTGAATTTGAGATTATTTCTCGGCTCTTGAGCCGGGAAAATGGGGTGTTTTTCCAATGGAAAGTGTTCGGACGATGTCCAGATCGTCCAAAACACTCCCATCGGTTTTTTCTTGAATTTATCGGGTCAAGACGGTTATTTTGTCAGCCTTGTCTCACGCTGCTTGGCAGGTCTGGATTCTTCCCGCTCCGTATGGAGAATCCGGTCGAGGAAGGCTCTGACTTTCTCCGGTGCCCGCTTGACTGCGGTGAGATAATCCTTGGTCTGCTCCAAAAGTTTTTCGTAACGATCCTTCCAGATACGGGCATCCTTCCGGGCAGAGGTCAGCTTTTGTTTCAAATCAGAAA